ATGATTAACATTTCCATTTACGAAGGGCAAGAGCCTTACGAGTAGGCTTGCCGTTTGGTTTTTTCATTGGTCCCTTTACTCCGCTCATCCGAGCACAGAAGGAACGTTTGCGAGGTCCGCCCTGAGGCTGTGGAGCCTTCAGGTTGGAGCCAGTCGCAGCGTTATATTTTTTTCTGCCAGCAGCCGTAAGCCCACCGGTACGCGATTTGTGTTTGCCTATCTTTAGGCTTACGTTCTTTGACATTATCCTATAGTTGGTGCTGATAGAGCCACTTGAGTTGACTCGGTGGAAGCTAAGTCAAGTGGGAAGTTGTGAGCGTTACGCTCGTGCATAACCTCAAAACCAAGGTTAGCCCTGTTTAGTACATCTGCCCATGTTGGTATGACTTTACCATTAACATCAACTACTGATTGGTTGAAGTTAAAACCATTAAGGTTGAAAGCCATAGTGCAGATTCCCATGGAGGTAAGCCATATGCCCACCACTGGGAAAGTACCAAGAAAGAAATGTAAAGCACGAGAATTATTGAAAGAAGCATATTGAAAAATTAATCTCCCAAAGTACCCGTGTGCAGCGACAATATTATATGTCTCTTCATCCTGCCCGAACTTATAACCATAGTTCTGCGATACATCGTCTGTCGTCTCTTTAATAATAGAGGAAGTAACAAGACTTCCGTGCATAGCAGCGAAAAGAGCTCCACCGAATACCCCAGCAACACCGAGCATGTGGAACGGGTGCATAAGGATATTGTGTTCTGCTTGGAAAACGAACATAAAGTTAAAAGTACCAGAAATACCAAGAGGCATACCATCACTAAAACTCCCTTGTCCGAAAGGGTATACTAAAAATACTGCTAAAGCTGCTGAGACTGGAGCTGTGTATGCCACAAATATCCATGGTCTCATACCTAGTCTGTATGATAGTTCCCATTGTCTGCCTGCGTATGCAAGTACGCCTATCAAAAAATGAAAGACGATAAGTTGATATGGTCCACCATTGTATAACCACTCGTCCAAAGTGCCGGCTTCCCATATAGGGTAAAAGTGCAATCCGATTGCGTTGGAGCTAGGGACTACTGCTCCAGATATAATATTGTTTCCGTATAGTAACGAGCCGGAAACGGGCTCACGTATGCCATCTATATCTACAGGCGGTGCTGCGATAAAGGCGAGTATAAAACATGAAGTAGCTGCTAGTAAGCAAGGAATCATTAGCACACCGAACCATCCTACGTATAGGCGGTTGTCTGTGCTAGTGACCCAGTTACAAAACTTCTCCCAGTTGGTAGTAGTGTCTCTTTGTAGTGAGATTGCTGCCATGTGATTAGCTTGAATGTATGTTGTCGCATTCCTCTTCGACTTTGGAGAGGAAAAATTGGATGACTTTATATTTCTCTTTCATAGGAAGTTCCGCATCCAATAGAACTTTGTATCTTGCTTGCTGAAAATCGAAGCAAGACATCTTCCACTTGTATGGTGGTATCTGTCTCGGCTTAGAATACGCCGGGAATGATCTGACCAGTGGTGACGTAAGCACCAAGAGCAGCAACGAAACCAAGCATCGCTGCCCAGCCGTTAAAACGTTCTGCTTCATGTGTAAAGATTGGGTTGGTGTTGTGGTGTGACATTTCGATTAATTGAATAGGTGGTTCGTAAGGATACTCGTTCTCGAGTAGGGTGTCTAGATCTCGAGTTCTCATAGCTTTTTCTTTTTCTTTTTTTTCTTGAGGATTTTTAATTTTTCTAAAAGACTTTCGGGTTTGGACCTGTCTATTTTTTTAGCAGCTCCCATGTCCTCATACATTACCCTTCTATCTTTCATTCTTTGGATAAAATTAGACATTAAAATTCTATATCAGATTGTTCTAATCTCTCTACAACATCAGCCCTATAAGCTGGGTCTGTGTCATAGCGTGGGTCTCCCATTGCTGCTACGAGTTCGGCTTGAGATCTGTACGCATTTCCACTACGGTTAGGTGCTCTGCCTTGTAGCATTCTACCTTCATAACCGTTAGCTTCATTGTATTCAGCTTGTAAGCCTGCAAAAGCAATTTGAATTGCCATAGTATTGCCAGAGTCTACAACAGAATCGAAAGCATTGATAGCGTCGTCAGTTAAATTCTGAGCAGCCCAATCAACAACTCTATTGTAGTTAGCTTCTCCGCCTGCTGCGTTTTGAACAGAGTTAACCTCTGCTTCAGATAGTTCAACAGTTTGCTGCGGAGCTTGAGGATTATTTGCTTGAATTTCTAAGTAAGCGTTAACCAATTCTTGGCTGCTCATTTCAGAAAATCTTTCTATTGTTTCCTCTGATAGGGTGCCATCGTTAGCATAGTATTCTTCTGATGCTTCGTTGATTAAACTGACCGCAGGAGCTTCATCAGATACCTCCTCATCGCTTCCTTCTTCCTCTTCATATCCTTCGTCTGTTGACTCGTAGTCAACTTCTTCTTCTTCTGATTGTCCAAGTTTCTTTTGTAGTGATAAGTATGCTGCTTCTAAATCTTCAGCATTTTTATATTTACCAGCTAGTAATTGTTCTTGGGCTTCTACTAACTGTTCTCCTACTTCCAGAGAGTTCTGTTCCTCTTCGGTTAGAACGTCTGCATCAGGAGTATTATCATACGATAAAGTTTCTGCCATTATTCAGTTGGTTGTGGTGGTTGTTGTTCTTGAGGCATCATGCCTTGTAAGTTTTCTGTATCAGCTAACTTTGAATTAGCGAACTGACCAGCTTGTTGTAATAGAGTAGCTTGCTGTTGCTTCTGCTCCATCTCTTCCTTCTCTTGTCCCATCTGTTCTTCTGTCTTAACAAGGTTCAACGTATCAATACCCTGTGCAGCAGCTAGACGTTTAATAGCTTCTAAAGGATTTATAAATTGTCCTAATGCCTGTGGTCCTATTGTCTGTGCAATAGTTCCCATAAACATAGTCAAAGCTTCTCTGTCTTGACCTCTTCCTAAAGCATTTACACCAGCTACAATAGATGGTCTAACAATATCTTTAGGTAACTTAGGTAGTTCTTGTGTTCTTTGTAAGACTAATAAAGTTCTATCGAGATAAGGTATAAGGAAAGATGTAGTTAACAAACTGAAGATGCCACCGAGCTGTTGCTCTAGTTCTAACTGTGTTAGTCTGACTTCTTCTGCTGTCACTCTTTCTGCATTCCTCACATTCATCACTAAGAATGCTTCGAGCAATCTGCGCTCTATTGTTTGTGCCATCTGTGCAGCAGTTGAGAAGTCGGCTGTCTTACCAACCTGTACAACTTGTACGTCTTCTGCTCTGCCTTGTACGATAGCTCCATTTCCAGCCTTCGCAATTACTGAAGGCTTTGTTGTAGAAGATGGACTGACTAGAAAGATTACCTTACTAGCAGCAGCAGCTCCTTCAACAAGAGCTTGCGATAAACCTTCGAGAGATTTGAGATCACCAAGGAACTCTTCTACTCTACCACGTCCGTACTGTTCTCCGTCTACAGAATTAAAAGTAAGAACGAGCCAAGGGCTTGCATTCTTAGGAGCGGTACTACGTGTGCCGGGTATTATCATATCTTCTACTTCCTGATACCATACCCATCTGCCGTTCTCAAGTTTCACGCACGTGTAAACTTCGACATCATCAGTATGTGTACCAGCAGTTGTTTCGTCGATGCCCGTGTTGGGTTGTTTCTTTGGTAGATCGTAACCGAGTACGTCTCGACTTATCAATTCCTTTGTAACTATTTCTAGGACGTTACCATTTCCATCTCTGTTGACGACATACCTAGTAAGAGGATAGTTTTTGATACCATCTTTACCCATAAATAATAAAGCGTTACCACCTACAATTAAATGTTTAAGTGCTTGGTGTATAACAACTCTATCGTTTGAAGCAGCGATGTAGTCCATGACTATACGCTCCATCTTAGATAAAGATAGGTCCATTTCTGACCTAGCCTCTGGCGGTATATCTTCACCTATCTTATCCTCTCTTGGTTGTAGCTTAAAGAAGGAACCTTGTGGAGGTAGGATTGCGAGCATTAGTTTTGCTGCAAGCCCTACCACACACTTGGAACCGACTGACTGCCACGGAACGTTAAGAGTTTCGTGTGTAGGTCTAGAAGATGTATCGTCTTGAATTAAATAAGGTAACGTGAGTTTAGAACAATCAACGGCTTTGTCTAGGAATTGTCTTCGATCTGTTACCAGTTCATTGTATCTCTCACGTGCTGTCATTACTGAATGCCTCCGCTTGGAGTAGTGTTACCTGTATTTACTTTAGGATTTAATTTAATCCTCAATGAACCTGTACCTTTTGAGTACTGGTTTTTGTTTTTATTACCACGGTCATCCTTCGCTCTCTTCACCTGTGGGTTCACATCCTTCATTATTGGGTCAGGAGGTGGTGCTGTAGGTGTTGGAGGTAATGGAGGTGGTGGAGCTGGTGGTAATGGTGGTGGGGTTGGCGGTGCGCCTCCTCCTAAACACATAATTAAATTTCCTCGTCTTCTATAGATTTAATGTAATCAATTACACTAGCTTGTCCAGCTCTATACATAATTGATTCGATTGATTCTGTTGGGTGAACTGGTTTCCACCCGAAGTTATCATCTAACTTTTTAATTAACTCTTCTAGTCTATCGTTATGTAACTTAAGAGTATTGAGGGAGATTGACATTCGAGTGCTCAAAAAATGCAGGCATTCTAGCTGCCTTGGTCTGAGAAAATTCTGGTGCTTTACCTTCGTACATAAGTCTGTCGCTGGCATCTAACCAAAATTTTTTGTCCAAATATCTATCGGCACTTTGTTTTAATGGTTGCATAACCCAGTTGATAGTTGCCTTTCTTAACTTGTCTAATGACTGGCTAGGTTTAAGTCCTAGCTCTGTACATACCAGTGAGTTAGCTGCCACATGGACTTGCTCGTCTCTGGATATATCTGCACTGACAGTTCTTAGACCGGCATCACCACAGAATCTAAAGAATGGTAGTAGTACAAAAAAGATAGCTCTCTCTGCTACTAATGCCTTTAGTATTGTATGGTCTGGATGCTGTTCCCATGCTGCGCGTAAGCGTAGTGCTTCGGCTTCGGCTTTGTCATCTACGCCTAATGCGTTGGTGATGTAGCCAAGTGCAAGATCGTGTTTGATCTCGTCTTTTACGTTTGACTCTAGAAGTGCTCTGGCAGAGTCGGGAACTTCTTTATCAAGTGCTTCTGTAATGAACTCGCCAACTGG